TTAATATCGACAACCTAGATGAAATAGAAACTAATTCCGAGAAAGGAATTGTTTGTATTAAATGTACCGCATCACTTGATAAAATGAAAGTAATTACTTATGGAGAAGCAAGCCCTAAAAATACTAGGAATGCTTATCCATATGCTATGGCTGAGAAGAGGGCAATAGATCGCGCCATCTTAAAGTTAATAGGGTTACACGGATTCATTTATTCTGAAGATGAAATGCCTGAAAGTAATAAACCAATTACTTCTAATACAAAAGTAAAATCAAATGACAATGAAGTCTTAGAGAAATTTCAATCTGAAATTAAAAACTCTAAAACATCTAAGGGATTAAAAGGTTATGGTCAGATGTATAAAGTACATATGGCTAAAGCTAAACAATCCTCACACGCAACTTATTTACATACGAAAACTTTGTATGAAAATAAACTTAAAGAACTAAATGGAGGAAACCATACCAATGTATAATTCAATAACTATTATTGGAAATCTTGGTCGTGATCCTGAAATTAGGGAAACACAAAAGGGTAGCCAGTTTGCTACCCTTAGTGTTGCTACTAACAGGATGGTCCAAGGAGAAAGAGAAACCGATTGGCATAAGGTAGTTGTTTGGGATACCAAAATTACCGAAGTGTTACAAAAGTATACCCATAAGGGCAGCAAGGTTTTGTTGCGAGGAAGATTGACATATAAAAAATGGACAAATAAGGAGGGAGTAGAAGTTACTACAGCAGAAATTCATTTGGATAGATTTGATAGCCAAATGAAATTGATGGATAGTAGAAAGGATGGCGAGAATGAACTAGCTACACAAGAGGGAGCTAGTTTAGGCGAGCAAGATGGAGAGGAGAAACCACCGTTTTAATGACAAAAAACGAATTAAAGGTTTACAATTTCATTAAGGGATTCATGATCGTTAATAAAATTAGTCCCAGCTATTCTGAAATAACTAAAGGATGTAAATTCTCCTCAAGATCACAGTCTTGGGGAGCAGTACAAAGATTAGTTAAGAAAGATTATCTCAAAAATGTTGGAGGTAATGGAGATGCAAGACGCATTATTATTCATAGAGATTATGAGAAAGGAGGTAGAAAAATTGTTAGAAAACCAAAACCAAGTTAGTACAGATGCAAGAGTTGTTGCTGAAAAGATTGTAGAAGCAAAACAAAACAAACCATCTGACTTAGTTAACAGATTAGCATATTATATTCAGAAAACTTATGATGCTTTTCCTATGGTTAAAAGGGAAGATTACGCTTTGTTATTAAAAGATCACAAAGAGTATATTCCTGATGACTAATAAAAGCAAAAGAAAAGGTTATAAAGCTGAACATAGTTTAGTAAAATACTTTAAACATAAAGGTCTGTCTGCAAGACGGCAGCCGATGAGTGGAGCATTGTCTGATTTTCCACACGATATACAAATCAATAATCCCAGTGTGAATATAGAGGTTAAATCACGCAAGGGCGGTACAGGATTCAAGACTTTGAAGCAATGGAAACAAGGAGCAACAGCATTAGCATTACACGAAGACCACGAATACCTAGGGAAAAATTTAATTTGCGTTGATTTAGATTTTTTTATAGATTTACTTTTAAATCATAACGAGTATAGGTTGCCATATGATTTGGAAATTAAGGAGAAGCTTAAACACAAAGATCGCTAGGTATGTTGCATTCTTTTTATCAATTATTAGTATCTTTGTATTAACTTCTTTTAAATATAATTTGTTTCAAGCTTTAGGATGGTTGCTTGGTGTAATCGCTTGTCTGATGTGGGCGTACTGGGGATGGCAAGATCGTAACCAAGAGGGGTACGGAAGATTCTTAATGGAGATAGTATCAGTTGTACTAGGTATATGGGGTGTGATAAACTGGTATGGTTAAGTCTTATGGATATAAACATCTCACAAAAGTTAGGAAGAAACGCAAAGGCAGACACTCCAAACGAGCCAATCCTAAACATAAAAAAGTCAAGCGTAGATATAGAGGACAAGGGCGCTAAAGCAATTAAACAAGAAGCAGATTATATTAATAATCTATTAATGGAATGGAGAACAATATGAACAATTTACCATACGATCAACAATTAGTATTAATGTTTATTTTTATAGTATTATATATAACAATCAAAATGGTATTTGTTTAGGTATCTTTTTCTACTGTAGGTTTTATTGTTTCAGGAACACACCAGTACTTAATGAAAGTACCAGTTGCATTAACATAATCAGGACCAAGGTTTTGAAGTGTTTTAATTGATAAACTACTACCCATAATTGCACAGCTATACCAATCATCAAATACAACCTTATGTTCTAAGGGTGGATTGCAAGTACTCATCGCCATTGAGCAGATTTGTAAAGTAAGTATAAATTTCAACATCAACTATCATAAGATAGAAACTAAATATGAGAGATTGAGCTGCATATCAGCATTACAAATTTTGCGGTACAAACTCTTAGGATGACTATCAATCGTTAAAATTGAGGCATCTATGAGCCATTAAACGCTATAAATTGGTAAGGATTAGAATGATAACTACTACACCTATAGCAATAGCAATCTTCTTCTTCTTGGGGCTTAATCCTAGCCATATTTGTTTCATCATTTCCATTGTTTTTACCTATAGTATTATTTCCTTTTAATCAAGTCAGTTGCTTTTAGTCCATAAACGCTAGCTATGACACCAACAAAAATTGTTTGATACCAAAATGGAAGATCAGAAAAATATTCAAAAAATAATTTCATCTTCTCCATAGCAGTTGGATCGTCTGAATAGACTGCTATTGATAACATTACGATTGGCAAACTTAAAAGGACCAAAATAAATTCGTCTTTCCAGTCTGACTGTCTTGCCTCTAATAATTTGCCTGAGTATTCTAACTGTCCCGTACTCATTTTTTCTGCGTGTTTTAATTGAGCATCACTCATCAACATTTTAGTTCGTTGGCGATTTTTAAAAATATGTCCGCCTACCTGTGCTACTAATTTGATTGCACTAAATATTGGGAATGCCATTAGTCTTTACCTTTACAAAAATCATCAAAATTGATGTGGTAGTTTGAAGTACGGACTTGGTTATCTTGCCTCATAATTTGAGCAAGAGATTCACATCGTTTGGGAGTTTGCTTATGCCAGTTACTATCCAGCATTTCTAGTGATGCTGTTTGGTAGTCTTTGTTCTTTAATGCTTGCCACATTTTAACAAACTTAGAAACTTTATTACCTAATTGAAAACACATTTCAATAATGACTTCTTTGGAGTTTTGTTTAAGAGGTATATCTCCTATCATTTTCATAGCCAAACCATTAGCATTAGCGAAATCTTCATCAAAGATTCCACTCAAAAATTCTTCAGTATATTTTTTGTTATTTTCCCAATGGTCTTCAACACATAGGTGTCCATATCCTACAGTTCTTTTACCAAGAGAATCATTATATACTTCATTAACAAATCCCTCGTGCTTTTTAATTCTATCTTTTAACACATCCATTATTTAGTATAACCTGTATTATTTTATTTTAAATGTATCTTCCCAAAAATCTTGCCAGAATTTCTGAACTTGCTCTTGATACTTTTTGGCTTGTTCAGGTTGTTCTTTTAAGAATTTTTCAATTTGAACTTTCCATTCTGCGTAAGTTGGAATATCTAATTCTAATTTAAACATATTTCTCCTTTCTTTTATTAAGAGGTTTAACCATTCCACCATTATGTTCATAGGTAGCTTGTTCTGCCCTTTCTTGTTCTAATACTTTATAAGCTTTGTTCGGATTAGCTTTAGCTAGTTCGTGAATGCTTTTTTTACAGACACAAGACACACAATCACATTGACATCCAGCACTTAATCCACAATGGCAAGTATGATTACATTTTTTACAAGTAGTCATTAGTGATAAGTAGGTTTAGATTTGTGTGTAAAATTATTGTGATCGAATTCAAAATTATTAATATCACTAAGGAATCTTTCAGCATCCTTTGAGTTAAGGAATCCTGTTGCTGTAATAGTAATTTGAAACATACCATTATCTAATTCTTTTACTTCATAGCTGTAGGGTACTTGGTAATCATCGATCATAAAAAACCTTTTATCTTAATCAGACCGAGTATACCAACAATAATAGCTCCAATCCATACTATAACTTTCAAACCACCCCTCCCCATAGCCACTTGTTCCTGAAGTTTTACAATATCTTTAGAGTTTTGCTCTACGTCTTTATGAATATGACCTAATTTTTCTTGAATATGTTTAAGAGTAATACGAGTTATAGAGTTTTTATTTTTTTTCATATAACTTCTATATCAAACTTGATAGATTATATAAATGATTTATTATTTAGTTATTATTGCCTATTACCACGTTTCTTTGAAAACATAAT